GTTGCCTAATTGTTATTTTCATAAAAACAATTGCAAAAAGCTCATAGAAGCATTAAAATCCTACTGCAAACGATGGGATGAAAAAAATAATTGTTTCAGGAACAAACCCCTGCACAATTGGTCTTCACACTTTTGCGATAGCATACGATATGGAGCTATCGTTGAACCAGTAACTAGAAGCGACTGGAAAAAACCGATAAGTGTAAATACGAATTATATAGTTTAATATGGCAAAAAAAATCATAGAAATCACAGACCCAAAATTACGAAATTTATTATCAAGTCAAATCAATAACGCTTTAGGTTATTTAGGTGGCAATCTTTCTCAAAGTCGTAGAAAATCTTTAGAATATTATTTAGGTGATAAACTAGGCACAGAGATAGATGGTCGTAGCCAAGTTGTGTCAACCGATGTTTCTGATACTGTTGAAAGTATCTTACCAAATTTACTTAGAGTGTTTACAGCCAGTGATAATGTGGTGCGTTGCGATCCTGTAACTGCTGAAGATGTACCTCTTGCCGAACAAGCATCTGCTTATTTAAATCATGTTTTTTACAAAGAGAATAATGGCTTTCAATTATTATATAATTTTTTTAAAGACGCATTGATTGAAAAAAATGGTTTTTTAAAAATTTACTTTGATGAGTCAGAAACAATAGAACATGAAACTTATAAAAATTTAACCAAAGCTGAAAAGGATGCACTTAACGATACTAAAGATGAAATAGAAGAAGTTGAAGAAGAAGTGTTTGAAGATGAGTCTGCCAAAGAAGATTATGAAAAATTAATTGAGCAGTACGAAGCTAGAGGAGTAGATGTATCTCAAGTTCAAAAACCAGATTTTACGTTATACAATTGCAAAATAAAAAGAACTAAAAAAACAGGCAAAGTAAAAATTGAAAGTGTGCCACCAGAAGAATTTTTAATTAGTCGAAATGCAAAAACTATTGACGATGCTGATTTTGTTTCCCACAAAGTATTAATGTCAAGATCAGATTTAGTTGCTATGGGTTATGATGAAGAAGATGTAAACTCAATACCAAAATCTGATGAAGATATTTATAATACTGAGGAAATAGTAAGATCAAGAAATATAGATGAATATAATCTTGATAATCCTACAGATAAATCTACAGAAAAAGTTTTAGTTTACGAATCTTATATAAGATATGATTTTGACGAAGATGGTGTAGCAGAGTTGCGAAAAATTATTTCTGCTGGAGATAGTGGTTACATGGTTTTAGAAAATATGCCTTGTGATAATATTCCATTTGTAACAATAACTCCTATACCAATGCCACATAGATTTTATGGAAGATCCATATCTGAATTAGTTGAAGATATACAACTTATGAAATCAACTGTGATGCGTCAGTTATTAGACAATATGTATTTAACTAATAACAACAGAGTTGCAATCATGGATGGAATGGTCAACATGGATGACCTATTAACAACTAGACCTGGTGGTGTGGTTAGAACTAAACAACCACCTAATCAAGTAATGCAACCTTTGCAATCTCAACCAATATCTAATCAAGCATTTCCAATGTTAAGCTATTTAGATACAGTTAGAGAAGCAAGAACTGGTATTACAAAATCTGCACAAGGTTTAGATGCCGACACACTAAATTCAAAAACAGCGACTGGTGTCAACACATTGATGACACAAACACAAATGCGATCAGAATTGATTGCAAGAATTTTTGCTGAAACAGGTGTTAAAGATTTATTTAAAAAAATATTTGAATTGATGATTAAATATCAAGACAAAGAAAAAATTGTCATGTTAAATAATCAATATGTTCCTGTTCGACCTACAGAATGGAGAGATAAATTTAATATAAATATTGTTGTTGGACTTGGTACTGGTTCAAAAGAGCAACAAATTTTAATTTTAAATAATATTTTAGAAAGACAACTACAAGCATTTCAATTGCAAGGTGGAAAAGAAATGCCAATGGTTACATTAAAAAATATGTATAACACTCTTTCTAAAATAATTGAAAACGCAGGACTAAAAAATGTTGAAAGTTACTTTGTCAATCCTGATATAGGTAAACAAATGATGGCTCCACCTACTCCACCACCATTAACACCTATTGAAAAAATAGAATTTACAAGAATTGATGCAGAGAATAAGAGAAAAATTGCTGATCTTGAACTTCAATATCAAGAATTACAACAAAAATCTCAAGAAATGGCATTAGATTTCGAAGCAAAGATAAAAGATATGGCTTTAAAATATAACACACAACTAGATACTACAAAAATTAAAGCTGATGCAGATTTAGATAAAATGATGATGGCAGGAAATAGTAAGATACTTGAACAAGCACAAAAATCTGCTAATATGTTCAGTCAACAGGTACAAGGATTAAATGGAAACCAAAGACCAGGTGAGGAGATCGGAAGAAATCAGCCGATCCAACCAAGCCAAACAAATACTAGAGAATAAAATTTTTTTAGAAGCAATTAATTCTCTAAAAAAACTTTATTCTGAAGCACTACTTGAAAAAACTGGTGCGAAAGAAAGTGATACCAGAGAAAAACTTTGGATTGCTTATAATGTTGTTGGAAAAGTTGAACAACATCTTCAAACTGTAATTGAAACAGGTAAATTGGCTCAAAAACAATTAGAAGATTTTAGAAAACAACAACACAATACAAAATTTTAACCAATCAGGTTAAAATAAGCCAAGTCATAAGACAGCTTAACTATAGGAGGACTAATGTCTGACTCAAACCCATTGTTGTCAAACGCAACAATACAAGGTGCTGCTAAACATATTGAAGGTTTAATGGACACTAAAGGTGTTATCAAAAAACCTCAAGAAGAAGAAGCACAAGTTGAACCGAAAGTAGAAGCGAAAGCTGAAACTGAAGTTGAACAAAAACCTGTAACTCAACAAGAGGAAACTCAAGAAGTTGCAGTTGAACAAGAAGCATCCGAAGATCAAAATGCAATTGAAGAACAAACAACCGATCTACACCAAGTTATTGTAAATGGTGAAAAGATTGATGTTGAGCTTGAAGAATTAAAAGCAGGTTATCAAAAAGATGCCGACTATAGACGAAAAACAGAGGAGATAGCGATTGAAAAAAGAGAGCTTAAATCCGAAGAAGATCGTCTTAAAAAACAGTATTCAACAAAGATGGAAGATTTAAATTCTTTGGTAGTTACTTTGAATGCTGAAATTAACAACGATATGAATTCCAAAGAACTAGATAAACTTTGGGATGAAGATCCAACTGAAGCTGCAAAGATTGATCGTAGAATTCAAAAACGAAAAAATACGATACAAGAAGCACAGCAAAAATTGAGAGAGCATCAGCAAACTCAATTTCAGGAAATATTAAGAGAAGAACAAAGAAAACTTCACTTAAGACATCCAGAGATAGCTGACCCTATAAAGGGTGCAACAGTTAAATCAAATATTGTTAGTTACTTAAGTTCTAAAGGATTCTCTAATGAGGATGTTTCAAGAATTTATGACTCAAGAATGTTTGATGTGATCATGGATGGAATGAACTTTAAAAAAGCTAAAGAGGCAAAACCAAATTTAGTTTCTAAAAAAGTCAAACCAACCAAGTTTGTTAAGTCAGGTGTCAAGTCAACAAAAGAAGAATTAAACTCCAAGTCTAGGTTGAATCAACTTAAGGCATTGAAAAAATCAGGAAGTGCAAAAGATGCTTCAGATTTATTAATGCGTTATTTATAAACAATAACCTTAAAGGAGATAAAAATGGCTGTATATCAAACATATCAAACAGTCGGCATAAGAGAAGATTTGGCAGATATTATTTATTCAATAGCTCCAACTGAAACACCTTTTATGTCTGGTGTTGCTAAAACAAAAGCAACAAACACATCACATCAATGGCAAACAGATTCGTTAGCTGATGTGGCTGCAAATGCTGCTGTAGAAGGTGCTTCAATATCTTATGGCACACTATCAGCAACAACTAAACTAACTAACAACACTCAAATTTCTACAAAAGCTGTTCAAGTATCAGGAACAAATGATGCTGTAACATCTGCTGGTAGAAACAATGAGTTAGCTTATCAAGTGGCTAAAGCTGCAAAAGAACTTAAAAGAGATATGGAAACTGCTCTTTTATCAAATGTGGCTACTACTGCTGGAAACGCAACAACTGCAAGAAAATTAGGTGGAGTTCAAACTTGGATTTCATCAAATGTTGATGCAGGTGCTGGTGGTTCTGGATCAGGTGGTGGAGCTGCTAGAACAGATGGTACTCAAAGAGCTTTTACTGAAGATCAGTTAAAATCTGTTTTGAGATCATGCTTTGATGCTGGTGGAAACCCTAACATGATTATGGTAGGTGCTTTCAATAAGCAGAAGCTATCTGGCTTTACTGGTGG